TTAAAAATGTCTGCCCTTGGAGTTACGAGAGTTACAAGAAGGGCAGAATTTATATAACAGAATTTACAACCGACAAAGTTATAGAAACTGAACAAAACTGGAACATGGATAACTACGACGCAGTAGTATATTTAACAGATATGTCAGTAGATGAATTAGACAAGTTCGTAGAAGATAGAAATAACGAACAAGATTCATGCGAATATCTTTGGTCACATCCAACATTTACAAAAGGAGGTAATAGGCAAACAAGCCAACCTATAGTCATTCAACAAGACAGAGCGTTCTTAACAGAACTTAGAGAGAAACAAAGTGGCAGTTAGAAAACGAAGAAGAAAGGCGGCAAAAAAGAAACGCAACATTCCTACTAACTCTAGGCTATACGCTACAGTAAAAGCTGCAGCCAGACGAAAGTTTGCAGTCTATCCTAGTGCCTATGCAAATGCATGGCTTGTACGAGAGTACAAAAAACGAGGAGGCAGATATCGTCGTGGTTAATAAACGAAAACATAAAACCTATATTAAAAAAAGAAATGTTTATAAATCAGCAGGACCAGCAAGAAAAGCTGCAAAAAGATTAGGATTAAAAGGGATTCACTCACATGGCAGGGGAAAGAGTAAAAGATTTATGCCAGGCAGTTCCCACGGTGCTTATTTAAGAGCAGTACGCAGGAAGAAAAATGGCTAGAGCAGGTGGATTAACTAAATGGTTTAAAGAAAAATGGGTAGATATTGGTCGTCCTAAAAAGAAAGGCAAATATCAACCTTGTGGTAGAGGAAAAGCAAAAACTTCCAGAAAAGGCTACCCTAAATGTGTACCTCTAGCTAGAGCAAGAACTATGAGCAAAGCTCAAAAGAAGTCAGCTGTTCGTAGAAAACGAGCCGTGAAGCAAGGAGTAGGAGGAAAGCCAACAAATGTTCGAACAGTCAGCAGAAGAAAAAAGACTAAAAGAACTAAGAGAAGCAGACGTTAAGTTTGCGGACTGGGCTTTACAACGAGTACTTCCTGGCAACTTCATGGAAAATTATTATCAATTATTAAAACAATATGAGGAAGAACATGATATACCTAAATTGGTTAAAGATTAAATGGTTACAATTTTGTGCCATTGTTTCAGGTGAAGATAAAAACTGGGACGGAAAAGTGGACATCAAAGATAAAATGATGAAAGCTGAAGAAAAAGCTAAAAGCTAAAATTCATTAGCTAAGTCGAAAAAGGACTAGCATGAACAAAAAAGAAATTATAAACGAAATATTGGGAGTAGTAGATCTATCTCACCAGTTTCGTGCAGCTCTTGAACACAAATTAAACTGGGGAATAGAGCTTAGAGAATTATTAAATTCTCCTAATAATAACAAAGAATTATTAAAAACTCATTTAAAAAATGGGACGGAACAGAGTTAAATCTGTTTAGGAAAAGAAAATGGCAAGACAAGGCGGATTTCTTAGCGGACCAAGTGTACATGGTACATCAAAGTTAGCTAAACATAAATTAAAAAGAGGTGTCACTAGAGACATGAACGCAGCTGCAGGAAACTTTGTAAATACAAAGACTCCTATGTCCACTCCAGGTGGATTCTACGGAGCTGCCCCGAAAGCAATCGGACCAAGATTCGGCAAAACTACTAACCCAAAGAGGGCTAGATTTGGTAAGAAAGGTGCAGGTCGAATATTACGTAGAAGATAAATATTATTCATAAAGACTTTCATAAACTGATGAAAGCAGGACGACTTAATAAAGTCGTGGACTTATTTTACAATGGCACTGACAACAAGCGAAAAAGCAAGACTAAAAAGGGCAGGACTAAGCGGTCTAAATAAACCGAAAAGAACCCCCAAGCACCGAACCAAAAAAGCTGTAGTAGCTGTAAGAGTTGGTGGTAAAATAAAAATAATTCGTTTTGGAGCGCAAGGCATGGGGCACAACTATAGTCCTGAAGCCAGAAGAAGTTTCAAAGCGAGACACGGAAAGAATATCCGAAAAGGAAAATCTTCCGCAGCCTATTGGGCAAACAAAGTATTTTGGGCAGGTAAAGGTGGTTCTAAGAAAAGACCACCTCGATCCCAAAAAAGAAGATTTGGAAGTAAAAGAAGAAAAAGATGACAGTACCAAAAGTAATAGATAGACGAGCAGTGTGGCTAGAAGGATTATCCTTGCATGCCGCAGAAGTACTCAAAAAACTTCAGACACGACAAGTGAATGGAATAACTCCATCTGAAGCTGAGACTGATATTATTGATTTATGTGGTGGTTATCTTTATCTTTTACAACTTGCCAAAGAACACGGACTCTTTGATTCCGACGATCCCTTTAACCTATTTGAAAAAGAGACCTTACATTGATTGAAATAAGTCGTTCCGATGTAGTGCAAGACTACTTAATGGACATGAACCCAGAAACTCGTTTTATTAAGTTACCTATTGAAGGGTATCTTAACTTATTAAATGTCACACCAAATACTTCACAAACTGCAATTATCAATGCAATCAACAATCCCAAATATCGTTTCGTATGTGCAGCAGTATCACGACGACAAGGAAAAACTTATATAAGTAATATTATAGGACAGTTAACTTGTTTAGTGCCTGGAGCTCATGTACTATTAATGTCACCTAACTACTCATTATCTCAAATCTCATTTGACTTACAGAGAAATCTCATCAAGCATTTTGACTTAGAGGTAACACGAGATAACGCAAAAGATAAAGTTATTGAACTATCAAACGGTTCTACTATACGAATGGGTTCTATCAATCAAGTAGATTCAGTAGTTGGTAGAAGTTATGATCTCATTATATTCGATGAAGCAGCATTAACAGATGGACGAGATGCTTTTAATGTTGCACTCAGACCTACACTAGACAAAGAAAACTCAAAAGCAATTTTTATATCTACTCCACGGGGTCGAAATAATTATTTTGCTGAATTTTATTACAGAGGCTACTCAGAAGAGTTTCCAGAGTGGTGTAGTATAAAAGCAACATATCATGAGAATCCAAGAGTAGCAGATGCAGATATTGAAGAAGCTAAAAAGACAATGTCCCAAGCAGAATTTAATCAAGAATACATGGCAGACTTTAATGTATTTGAAGGACAAGTATGGGCATTTAATCACGAAGAATGCACAGCAGATTTAAAAGAACTAGATACTAGTCAAATGGATGTCTTTGGAGGACTCGACGTAGGGTATAAAGATCCTACTGCATTTTGTGTTATTGCTTACGACTGGGATAAAGAGAAGTACTACTTAGTAGATGAATATATGAATGCTGAACGTACTACAGAACAACATGCTATAGAGATACGAAAATTAATTGATAAATGGGACATTGACTGGATTTATATTGACTCTGCAGCACAACAAACAAGATACGACTTTGCACAAAATTATGATATTAGTACTATCAATGCAAAGAAATCAGTATTAGACGGAATCGGGCATGTCGCAGGAATTGTAGACAATGATGATCTTATTGTAGACCAAACTTGTAAACAAGCGCAAATGTCACTAGATCAATACCAATGGGATCCGAATCCTAATTTATTAAAAGAAAAACCAAAACACAATATGTCATCCCATATGGCTGATGCTTTACGATATGCACTGTATACATTTGAAACTACAGCCACTACGTTTTAATAAGACCTGTAAAAAACAGTTCTTGACATATGATGTGACTTTTTGGTATAATTCTAATTAAGAGTTGAAATATGAAATTAAAAAGAGATTTAGTTAAATATGTACGAGACAAGGCTAAATCCAAATATAAGAAACAAAGTAGTTGTTATATTTGCGAAAGCAATATAGACTTAGACTTTCATCACTACTACGGACTGACTGAATTACTAGAAACTTGGTTGAAAACAGAAAAATATACTATAGAGAATGAGCAAGACATACTAGCACTTCGAAAGTCCTTTATTGATGATAACTGGGAGAAAGTGTATAATTACACAGTAACGCTCTGCCATAAGCATCATTTACGATTACATTCAATATATGGAAAAAGACCCAAATTGATTACAGCAGAGAAACAAAAACGTTGGGTCGAGAAGCAGAGACAAAAATATGGCATGGTACGATAGAATTTTAGGAAGAAGCGATGAAAAGCTTAATCCTTCACAATATGTTATTTCAAGAAACGAGGGTTTAACTGTAGACTCGCGTGAAATAGTTACAAACTATCGTAATGCATATGAACAACTAGAAATTGTCAACAGAGCAGTAAATATGATTGTTGATGATGTTTCTGAAATACCTTTTTCAGTTGGGGAGAAAATAACTGGAACAAATAGTATACTAAAACAAATTCGTAGATCAAAAGTTAACTTACTTTTAAATGTAGAACCAAATCCTTTTCAGGATATTAGTACTTTTAAAAGAAACTTAATTATTGATTTAATGATTGATGGCAACATATTTATATACTTTGATGGTACGCATATGTATCACTTGCCAGCAAATAAAGTTACTATTTATACTGACGATATTAACTATATCGAAAAATACACATATGACAACAGTATAGACTATTCAGTTAACGAGATAATACATATAAAAGAGAATAGTTTTAACTCCATTTACAGAG